CGCGGCTTCGAGGTCGGCGATCTTACCGGTGATCTCGGCCGACGCCTTGGTGAGCTGCGCGCCGAGGTCGGTCAGCGCTTGTGCGAGTTCGGTCTGATTCATGGAAATTCTCCAGAGTAGGTAGAGGGCCAGCGCCAGCAGGACGCTGATGACGAGGTGTGAGAGCACGCTGAAATTCTACTTGGCCGGCGCGCTCTGCGCGAGCAGCTCGGTTTTACGCCCGCTGTCGTTGGTGGTTCCAAACCAAAACGCCATCACGACGCCCCACGCCGTGCTGAGTGAGCCCAACATGAGCAAGAGGGCCTGCGAGTCGCTGACCTTGAACAAACCTACCATCATGCCGATGAGCACGCTGAAGTAGCCAATCGTCACCGAGATGGAGAGGATCGCAGGTACCGTGCTGCGCGTGGCCTTCTGCAAATCGCGAGCATCCTTCCTGTCCCCCACGGCCAGCGCTTCCAGGTCCGCGACCTGCTTGAACCCCAGCGCTTGCATCTGCAACGCGAAGTCCTGATCCGCCTTCTTCAGCGCGAGCATCTGATCCGGCGTGGCGCCACTGAGCGCTTGCTTCACCGCGTCCTGCGTCTTCTCGCTCAGCCCGAGCGCACTCGCCGCCGCTTCGACGGCCATGCCGCCAAGGGGGCCGCCTAACGCGGTACCGATCCACGGGGCCACCGTGCCGATGAGACCTTTCCAATCCATCATCGCCATTCTCCGGTTCTGAGTTGCTCTGCGACCCGTTGCGCGCGAGCCGGTGTTTGCTTCGCCCACTTCGAATCGAGCGCTTGGTCGTGAGCCTCTTGCCACCGGCCCGCTTTGAGCGCGGTGAGCATACGGGGGAAGCCGAGCAGGCCGCTGACACCCATCTGAAATGCCATGTTCGCCAAGGCCCCGAGGCGAGCGTCGTCGAGTTTCACGGCCCAAGGCAAGCGCGCCTCGATTCCGGCAATCGCTTCGTCCATGTCGATCGCGAAAGCCCTGTCGATCTGCTCGGCAGTCCAGACAAGCCCCTCGTGAACTTCGGGCCCGGTGTGGCCTACGCCGATGGTCCAGATACCGAGCGTGTCGGCGTAGGCGACGGCGCGCCGGCCCTCTTCGCGCTCGAGCTGCGCGCGCAGCAATTCGATGTTCACGCCGTCTTCCTCCACGATTTGCGCATCCTGCGGCCGAAGTCGGCGATCGATGCAAGGAACGTTTGAATGGCTTCGATCTCGGGCGGCCGCATGTCGCGCGGCGCCTCTGTGGCTTCCTTCAGCCTGTAGTCGTGTGACTCATCGTAGAACGAAACGTTGGTGGTGGCCTTCGGCAGCGCGAGAGCGGCGGGTATCTCGTCGATCTCGATGCTCACGCCGCCAGCCTTCACGAGCCCGTATCGACGGTAGCCGTCGAAGTAGAGGACAGTTTTCGACTGCCCGTCGCCTCTGCGTGTTCCTTGCGGTTTTTCTTCAGCGGTCACGATAACCTGGCCTCGTCAACAACGAAACCAATAGTACGACGACGACCGTCAGCATGTAAATCGGCCACCCCGAGACCACATCGCACAAGCCGGTGTAGAGCGCTGTTTTCGGCGGCGGCTGGTCCATCGGATACACCACGCGGCACGCGGCGATCTGAAATGACTCGAGCGCGCCCCCCGCGCAAATCAGGCTCCCCGCGACGCGCACGCCGATCGGCTTCCACGGGATCAGTGACCACACGATGAGGTAGAGCAGTGTCGCCTCAGGGAACGCGCGCAGCACGTGGTGCCACGCCGTCGCGGCGCGCACCGGGTTCTCGTAGAAGCTGCCGATCAAATCATATGAGGTATGCGTGATCGCGACGATGACGAGCAGCAACGAAGGCAGGCCAAAGGACTTGACCGCGGCCCACACCCTCATGGCTCAGGAGCCTTCCTCACCGTGGCCACCTGCGAGGTTCCCGTCAGGCACCGCCGTGATCGTCAACATCGTGCCGTCGACGATATCCACGCTGATTTGATCGCCTGGTGCGATATTGGAGGACGCACCTGTGGAGCTTTCGCTCACGTTGATGGTCGTGGAGGTGCTGTTCCGAATGATGTTCATGTTTGCTTTCAGGTCAGTAGAGGTATTGGCCGTTGCCCATCAGGGCGGAGTGGCAATCTTTGCTCGGATTGATGCAGTTCGTAACCCACAGTTTAAGGGTCGCCGGGTCCCAGCCGTTGAACCAATCGGCGTGCATTGAGAATCCGCCCGGCCCGGCATAGTTGTCCGAGCTAAGCCGCAGGTAGGTGTCCGTTCCTGACTCCTCAACCACATAGTGCAGGTTCATGCTGATCTCGGGCAACGGCACCGGATGATCAGCTGGACACCCTGTCGGCGCGACAGCGTAGGCCATGTGGCTCTTGTGGTTCGGGCTGTCGAGGTTCACGCCGTCCCAGCACTGCGGGAAGATGACTTCGAAGGACAGCTTCTCGCCACGGTTGCAGCTCGGGATGCGGTTGCGGATCGTGCCGTCACCGCCCTCGCACCAGATACGAACCACGCCAGCCTGCGCAACTTCTGTCGTGAAGCTCGAGGTGCCGGCGATCATGCGCAGGCCGGGCGGGAAGGGCTTGATGTCGGCCATCTTCACGCCGAGGTAGCCGCCCTTGTAGTAGAACAGCGCGCCGTCAGCTTCAGGCACCAACGGCTTGCCGGTGCGGATGTCCACCACGGCCGGGGTCCAGTAGGCGGTGTTGTTCAACGTGCCGCCGAAGCATGTCGACGCCGTGGCGGCAGTGATGTTCGCCGCGGTCGTGTTTGCGCTCGCATCGATGGTGCCAAAGTACAGGTGCAAATGACTCTTGCCCGGCTGGCCTGCGTAGACGATCGGGTCGTCGAAGTTGAAGTGCGAGTATCGGCAAGGCTCACGCATCGCGCCGGTATCTTGATTGGGGTTACCCGTATCCACGCCACTGGCAATGCGTGGCCCTGGCTTGCTCTTTGCCGGACCTTGGATGAAGGCCGCATTGACCACAGGCATCGTCCCGACGACCTGCGTGACGTGAGGTGCTGACACTTGCTTCTGGCACTGCTTCTCGAACCCCGGTGATGGGTCTCCACCGAAGAATCCGCTACTGCAATCGAAGCTGCCTGTGACCGTCTTGGATGCCCAGCCGATGCCATTGCCGAAGCGAACAAGGCCGGTGTAGGCCACGCCGTTGTCGCCCTCGGTGGCGAAGTTCATCCACACGGTATCGGTCACCGCCACAGGCGGTACGGTGCACGCCCCTGCTGGTGCCGTGGTCGGCGACCAAGCGCCTGCCACCCACTTGCCGCCCACCCAAGTGTAGGTCCGCGTCTGCACCCATGTTCCGATCGTCGGCGCTGCGCACTGCACGATCTGCGTCTCGCCGTTCGGGAACGGATTCACCGGCTTCGTGTAGGTGACAGCGAACTTCAGATCCTGCCGACACACGTAGGTTGATCCCGACTTGAGCGCTTCGGCGTTCGTCGGAGCAGCGGCGTAGCACGCTTGCGCGGTCGCGAAGTTCCACCCCACGGCGCCGGTGTTGCCGCGGATGAGTGTCCACGGCGCGCCGGCTGGTAGCGGCGTACTGGTCGTGTCGGCGAAGGCGCTCGAGCAGAACAGGAAGGCGAGAAGCAGGAAACGTGTCATGGTCATCGCCTTGGTAGAGGGATCGTGGACTGGGCCTTGAGGACTGCGACATTTTCGCTGACGCCGTCCATCTTGGTCTTCAGGTCTTTCATGTCGCCGCGGAAGCTCTCGAACGAGGTTTTCTGCACCTCCCGATCGCGCGTCGCATCCGCCTCCAGCCGCTCGATCTTCGCCAAGGTCTGCGCCCGGTCCTCGCGGTACGTGGCGTAGCCGATCGCGACGGTGATCACCAAGCCGCCGATCTGCAACAGGGTGCCCGTCGACACCGTGGGGTCGAAGCGGAAGAACCGGTGGCGCCCATCGCCGACGCGCTTGAGCCCGTCAAGAGGCGCGCGGTCGGTGTCGGTCATGTCGCTCTCTTGCGTCATTGCACGAAGCGCCTCAGGGCGCTGTTGGTTGAGGGCCGAGCCGCCGCAAGCGGGGTCACCCGCACCGGCGCTTTCATGCTCGGGAGATCGCCCGTCGAGGCCTTGCGCAACGCCGCCGCGGCCAGCCCGCGGATCAGGTCGGCATCCACCCGCGTACCCATTGTCGTGCCGAAATGCTCGTAGAAGAAGGCCCGGATCTCGTTCACGATCCGACGCACGAACGGCAGGTCGGGATGCGATTCGACTAAGTGAGCGGCCACTTCGCGTAGGAATACCGTACCGCCTTCGGTGATACGCGCGTCGCGATCGGTGTAAAACTTCTTCACGTGCGCCCACGAGTCTTTCACCTCGTCGGTGCCCTTCAAACCCTTCAGCTCGTTGAGCATCACGTTGTACCGCTCCTGACCGAGCAGGCGCACCATGCCGAAGTGCTCGCCCAGCTCGTGCATGAGCGCCTTCGGAACTTCCTCAGGCGTGAGCTTGCCGTAGTACAGCGTGGCGTGAGGTTCGGTGCCGGGCTTGAAGCCGGGTTCCATCGTCGCAGCCGACCACGGGCGTTCCGGGTGCTCCGCTGCGTACCGCAGGATGCCTTGGTCCTTCAGCCCCTGGATGAGTTTGTCGCCGAACTTCTCGCGCAACATCATGTCCATCGCGCCGGCCGAACCGATCGTCTTGCGAGGCGTGGCAGCCTTGTCCAAAGCGCTCGTATCGCGGACAACAAGTGCAGGGAAAGACTCTTTACCGAGTTCACGCAGAGCGTCAAAACGGTGACCGCCCTCGAGGATGTACGGGCCTTTATCGTCCACGACAACGATCAGGGGGTTGATCTCGCCTGACTCTTCGATCCGAGCAGCAAGACGTTTTGTGCGAGTCTCTTCATCGCGCGAGTAGTAGCTCAGATCGCCTTTATCGGGGAACGCCGAGAAAGGGACTTCGCGCACACCTTTCTGTACCTCATAGTCGTCAAGACTCGATGCGATGGAGCCCGTGTTCGGGATTTCATCGCGCACTCTCAGGCCGCTCACCTCGCTCTTCGCGGGCGCGAAGTCTGTTACCGGTCGGCCCCCCGCTTCGGTCGCCCCGACGCGGTTTTGATCAAGCTCTTGAGCTGCTTCGATGGCTTTGTCGAGGGCGCCACCGTCTTCCGGTACGCCTTCTTGACCGGCTTCTTTCCGTACAGCACCGGGCTGATCGTCAGGTTTGGTGTCAGGGCCACGTTCGCTCTCCTTCAGCACACGCGCACGTACTTCGGCGTCGGTGATGTTGCGGGCCACGATGCCCGGGTCGGCGCCGTCGCGGATGCGTTGCGCCTCGTCCTTCACGAACTGGTCCACCTTGTCGGGGTAGTTGCGCTTCCACAGCTTCCACGCGCTCGGCTCGGTCTTGCCGCTGGGCAGGATGCGCCCGCCGTGCTTCTCGTTGAATGCCTCATAGAGCGCGCGGCCGGTGCCCTGGCCCGCTTCACCCTTGTCGACCTTCACCATGCTGACGTTCGCGTTTTCGCCCAGCTGCTCGGCTTGGCCGCGCTCGAGGTTGTCCTTCAGGTAGCCGACCTTCTCTGCACCGCGGCGCGCTTCAAAGCCGCCCGGCACCTCGTGGATGGTGACGCCATTGGCGCGCGCGGCGTCGCGGGCTACTTGCCCTTGTCGGCCGGCAGGTTCAGCACCGCCGCGTCCGGTTCCGGCCTCTGAAGCGCCGTTGGCCCTGGGTTGCTCGCCTGCGGCGCGAACTGCTGGAGCGGGCTCGGGTTCGGCGCGGCCTTCGCGAACGGGTGTTGGCCCATTGCGTTCACCTTCGCCGACTGGAACGGGTGCAGCGCGGTCACGCCCACCGGGTGCGCCAACGCTGCCGGCATCGCCTTCGCTGCCGCGAGCAGCTTGCTTGCTCTCATTCTCACGGGCTTGTCCTTCCTCGGTGATGCGCGCGATCTCGCGATCGAAGGCGCGCGGGCTGTTGTCGTGCTGACGCGCGGCGGCTTCGACGGCCTTTTCGTCATAGCCAAGCGCCCGCGCGACGTCGCGCGCCCGGCCGGCGTCCTCTTCGCCGAGCTTGTGATCGGTGCGCCACTTCTTGTCGGCTTCGATCAGTTCGGGCGTCAGGTGCGTTGCCTCGCCGACCGGGAGCTTCTCACCGAACGTCAGGTGCTCGGGCGCGATCGGCTCGACTTCCGTCGCTTCACCCACTGGGATGTTGCGCGGCTTCAAGGTCTTGATCGGCGGTTGGCCTTCCGTCACCTCGCCGACCGGAATCTTCCCGACCTTGGCCGGCTTCTCGACCGGGGCGCCCTCGGTTACTTCGCCCACGGGAATCTCCTTGCGCGCCGCTTCCTCGTCCTTTAACCGGAGTTGACGCATCGCCTCTTGTGCGCCGGCCTCCTGCAGCGCTGCGTTCTCGCGCGCCGTGCCCGCGGTTTCCTTCGGGCGGCCGGTGAGCATCGAGTCGGGCAGACCGGGCCGGCCCGGCACGGCCGGGATCTCGCTGCCGGCGCGCTTGCTCGGTGTCTCAGCCTTCTTGTCAGGCACGAACCGCGTGATCGACTTCTCGCCGACGGCCGGCACAAGGCCGGGCTCGTTGCCGCCGCGCGGCGTGCCGCCACCGGCGCCCGGCGTGGTCTGCCAATCGGGTGTGAGGTCGCCGAGCGGGCCGGGCCCGGCCGGCGCTGCGGGCGGCGTACCCGGGCCGGCACCGGGCGACGTGGTGGGTTCGGGCGGCGGTTCTGCGGCGGGCGGCGCGGCCTTCTTCGCCCGCTTGCCGACCATCGCGCGGGTCAGCTTCGGACCGAACGTGTTGTACGCCGCTGCAGCCGGATAACCACCCGCGGCCGCGGCCGCAGTCTTCGCGGTGTCCTTGATCGCACCGTAGACGAGGCTGCGCTCGGCCGTGCCGCTGCTGCCGGGCTCCTTGATCAGTTGCCCGACCTTTGCGAGATCGCCGATCGGGCCGCCCGCGCTACGGGCCATGAATTGCTTGCCCTGCTTCGTCGCGGTGACGCGCGCCATCAGCCCGGCCGGGCTGACTTTGCCGTCGATCGTCTTCGCCACCAGCGGTTCGACCATCTTGCCGTAGGCATACTGGCGCCGGAAGTCGCGCAGTGGTGTCGCATCTGCGGGTTCGACGTGCTTCTCCACGGCGTCCTGGATCACATCCTGGAGATCGTTCAGGCGTCGCCCGAGGTCGTTGCCAGCTTCGGTGCGCGCCCGCGCGCCGATCTCCGAGTTCAGCTCCTTCAGCGCGGTGCCGTTGATGATGCCGTCGTCGCCGGCCTTGCTCTGAAGCTCGTCGATGTAGTTGCCGAGAATGCGCTTGTCGTTGTCGGTGGCGAACTTGTCTGCATCCGTGCGCAGTTTCTCGACGCCTTCGGTCACGGACTCGACCGGCACATCGGTCTTCGCCATGATGTCGCCGATGCCCTGGCCCGAGCGGCGCATGGCCGTGTCGAACACCTCGGGCGTGAGCCGGTCTGCCTTGCCCTCTTCCGGGTTGAGCATGTCGATCAGGTTGCGTGTGAACGCGACCTGGTTGCTCGCCGTCTTCGAGTTCGACAACGGCACGTCCGACGACGCCTGGCCGACGAGCTTGGAGAACTTCGCGCCCTCGATGATCTGGTCCGGTCGCACGTCGATGGGGTGCTTCAGGTCGCCCGCGATCTGCGCGACCTTGGCGAGTTCGGGGTCGATCGGCAGCACCTTGCGCGCGGCCTGCCCGACCGCATTCCCGGCCGCCTCGGCACCAGCGCGCGCAGCCGGCGCAGTGACGCCGCGGCGGATGTCGCCAGCCGCTTGCTTGACCGGCTCGAGCGCGCCCTTCGGGCCCATCGTGCCGTGCAGCGGCGCGGCGGCCACCAGGTTCTCCATCGCCGGTTGCAACGCCTCGGTGTACTGCTGGCCGAGTTCGGTGTCGGGGGTCTGCGCCTGGCGCAAGTCCATCGGGCCGCTCACAGTGCGCTTGAGCGCTCCTGCGATACCTTCGGCGTGCCGGCCCATCGCCTCGTCGAGCGAGATCGGGGTTTTCGACGCCCCGGGCGCGTTGCTTTGCAGCGTGCCGCTCGGCGCCATCATGCCGGTGTTCTCGCCGATGGCCTGGCCCATGCCGGTAACGCCGCCGATGAGTGCGCCGATCACGCCCGTCGCGGTGTTGACGCCCGCCTCGACGGCGCCCTTGATCTGGTCCGTGATGCCGTAGACCGGCTTCGGCGCTGCCGGCGCGGGCGCCACGTAGGGTTTGCCCGCAGCTTCAGCCTCGGTCGGGATCGCGGCCGCACCGGTGCGCGGCGCGGCGGGTGCGTCAGGCACGAACCGGCCTGCGGCCGGCGCGGGTGCCTCAGCGGTGGCGGTGTCGTCAGGTACGAACGGCATCAGTGCCAAGTCCCGGTTTGCCCGTTGATCGTGATCCGATCACCGGGCTTGAGCTTGCCGGCCGCAGCTGCGCTTGCAGCTTCCTGCTCGCTTGCGTAGGCCCCGACGGGCGTTTTCGGCGCGGTGGGTGACCCGGTGATGCCGGCGCCCGGCGCCGGGCCCGCGGCCGGCCCGCTGCCGCGGCCAAGGTTGCGCATCTTGTCGGAGATCCGCGTCGTTGACTCGTGCGCCGCATCGCGGGCGTTCTGCATCTCGGTGCGCATGGTTTCCATGACGGCACGAGCTTGCTTCGGCGGCATGTCGCCGTTGACGAGTTTCTGTGCGTCGGCCTGCGCGCCGCTGTGGAGTTGCGCGACCGAGAGCGTGCCACCCGTGATCAAGCGCTCGTACTCGGTGCCGACCTGCTTGGCGGCGAGGTCGAGCTGCGCGAGGTCGCTGTCGCTGAATTGACGACGCAGCATGTTGATCGGCTTGTTGATGAGCAACGGACTGTCGCTGCCCGCCTTCGTGAGCGCGGCGTCGAAGGTCTTCATGTCCTTCTCGACCTTTGACGAGAACAGGTCGACGGCTTCACTGCGCTTGGTCAAGTCCTTCATCGTCGCGCCGAGTGCGGCGCTTTGTGCACGAGCCGTGCCGATGTCCTGTGGGTCTAGACCCATCTCGCCGGCCATTTCAGGCACGCGGCGCTTCACCGCCTCAATCAGCGCAGCGCCAGTCTTGCTACGGCTGAGGCCGACCTGCCAGTCCTTATCACCCGCGATCACGGCGCGCGACCAGAAGTCAACCGCCTTCGCGCTGGTGTCGGCCGGGGCCGACGCCCCGCCGAGAGCGGTCGAGCCGGTACCAGCGGCACTACTGCCAGCCTTCGGCGTAGCGATCTTCTGCACGCCGAGCGCGACACGCTCTGCGGTCTTTTTCTCCGCGGGACTCAAGTTCGAGTTGTCGATTGCGGTGAGTTTGGCTTGCACGCCCGTTTCAGACTTGCCGGCGACTTGGCGAGCAGCCTCTTCGAAGCTGTCGATACCGTTGTCTTTCTGAAACTTTTGGATCGCCGCGATCTTCTTGCTCGTCGGATCGTTGGCGACATTCGCCAGCGCCTTCGGGTCGCCATGCACCATGCCCCAAGCCTGCTCGAACGAGGTCGGGCCGCTCGCGAGCGCCTCCTTCACCGCGTCGGCCATCTGCGGCTGCTTGAGCCAGTTGTCGACCACGCCGAGCCGGCCCATGCGGTCCATCAGCTCGCTCATCTGGAGCGGCTTCGCGAGCTGATCGTTCGGGTCGGTGCCGCGGCCCTGCGTGACGGGCGTGGTCACGTCCAGCACCGGCATAAGCAGGTTCGGGTCGGTGCCCGGCGTGAGCGTGCCGCTGCCGGCCGGCGCGTTCTGCCCTGGCTGCGGGCCCGCGCCCATCTGAGCGGCGCCAGCCGGCGACGGCTGCATGCCCTGCTGCGGGGGGCCTGCGGGTGCTGGCGCCGTGCTCTGGTTGAGCATGTCCATCAACCCCTTCAGCGGCGCCACGGGTGCCTGCTGGCCTGGCTGCATGCCTTGCGACGGGGCGGGCACCAACGCGTAGAGATCTTTGTTGATGATCGTCGAGCCGTCGGGCGCGGTGGCGCCCAAACCCTGCTTGATCTGCGGCCCGAGCAGCGTGCCGGCCGCGCGTACGGCCATGCTCATGTTCTTGCTCTGCACGCCGGCCGTTGCGTCGTTGATCGCGTTACCCACGGTGCCGTTCGCGTAGTCGCTCAGGTCGTGCCCGGTCGTCGCCTTGATGAAGTCGCGCAAGTCCTGCCCGCGCAACGTGCTCGGGTCGGCCTGGCCTGCTTCGGCCTTCGAGGCGAAGTCGCGCCACTTTTGCTGCGTTGCGTCGACCACCGGCTGATACCGCTTGGCAAGCAGGCCCTGCCGCACCTTGAACTGCTGACCCACGGCTTCGTAGAGGGGTTTCGCTTCCGAGTCGGGGATTGGTTGGTCGCCGTACTTGGCGTGCAGCGCGCCGAGCTGGTACTTCGCGTCCTCGAGACTGGCATTCGCGCCCGAGAGCGCGCGGTCCTCATCGGCGTTCGCTTGCTGCTTGTCCTGCAACGTGTTCTGGCGCGTGAGTTGCTCCGTGCGCTGCTGATCCGCTGCGGTCTGCCGTGCGTTCTCGAATTCGCGCTGTTTGCGCGCGTCTTCCTGCGCGGTGGCACGCAGGCCCATGTCGAACCCGGCTTGAAGACCGGTTGCTGCCGAACCGCCTACGCTCATCTTGTGTCCTTAGCTGAAGACGTTTCCGGCGAGCGCGCCGACGACCCCGCCGATCACCGTGCCCCACGGGCCGAAAGTGCTGCCGTACATTGCGCCCGCGGTCGCGCCCAGCTGCTGATTGCCTTGCTGCTCTTGGGCTTTTGCCATCTTGTTCTTGTTGTCGCGCTCGGTCTGGATCGCCGCGGCCTGCCCGAGTTCGCTCAAGGCGCCTTGGCTCTCATCCTGGCCGAAGGCGACGAGCGACGGCGAACGCCCCCGCGAACCGTAGCTCGCGAGGTTTGGCCCAATGCCGAATGACCCTGCCATCGTCAGACTCCTTGAGGTGCAGGCGAACCGAGGATGCCCTGCTGCCGCTGCACAGTGAGGTCGCGCGCCGTGTTCTGCGCCTGGACGCTCGCCAGCGACTCGGTGAGCCCTGAGGACTTCGCTTGCGCCGCCTGCTCATCCGGCGAGAGCTGCACGCCGAGCCCTTGGAGTTTGCGCTGCGTCGCGCCCTGCTGCGCCGTGAACGCCTGTTCGACGCCCGTCTTCGCATCGCTCACCGCGTTCGTCACCGTGTTGGGGTCGGTGGCGTACTGGATGAGCTTGTTTTCGATGGGTATGAAGGTGTTCGTGTAGGTGCTCCATTGCTGCCGAGTAGCCGACGCAAACAAGTCCGAAGCCGTAGGCCCTTTCGGACCTTCGTCCTTGTTCAACTTGCCGTGGAGAAACCCCTCGCCCAAGGCGTCCGGGTTCCACCACAGGTTGCTGCTCCCGCCGAGTGAGTCCGCCATCTCAAACCCCCGCCTGCGGCGTGCCGTACATGCCGCTGCTGTAGTCCATCGGCGTGCTCGAGTTCACCCCCGACTTACCCATCGAGCCGAAGCCGCCCATGCCTTGCTGAATGCCGAAGCCTGCGACCTGCCCTGCGATCTGCGCGTCACCCTGGCGGGCCATCGCTGACACCTGAGCATCCGTCGCGGCCTGCGAGGCGCTCTGCCGGGCCTGTTGGGATAGTGCGCTACCTACCGACGCCTTTTCGCCGCGGCCGAGCGCGGTCAGCGCTCCGAGGCCCTGCGTGTAGGCGTCGTCGATTGATTGCTCGCTCATCATGTGACCGAGCCCGGTCGATGCCGCAGCGTCGGTACCCATCCCAGTGATCGCGAGGTTCGCGCGCGACGAGCCCGGCGCGGCGCCCGAGTCGGAGAGACCTTTCTCGAGCTGCTCACCGGACTTCTGGAACGCCATCGCCGTGTCGGTCGAGGCTTTGCCTGTGGCAAGTGCGCGCGCGGAAGATCCGGCTTTGCCCTCATCCTCGATCGTGCTGGCGAGCTTCTGCTGCAGCGGGAGCCACCGCTGCCGGTAGTCCTTCATCTGAGCGACCGCGTGCTCAGCTTGCGCCCGCTCTTGCGGCGTCTCGGAGACCTGGCCCGATTTGCTACCCATGTACGGCTCTCTCGAATTCGGTGCACCGCACCGTCCACTCAGGATGCAGCACCTTGCTCATACCAGGTCGAAGGGTGCGGAAAACAAGTCTCGATGCACCCAACTCCTTGGCGATGGCGTCAAGGTGCGCGTCGTTGCGCTGGATGGCACCTGGACCGCCCCACGAGGCTGCAAGCCTCACGAAGAGTTCGAGTTCGCCGGTTCCATAACGATCGGGCTGCAAACTCACCACGAGCACCCCGTCGCTTGAAATCAAGCACAGCGCCGAGCCTTCTCGGCAACAGCGGCGCAGATCATCGCCGGCATTATCACGCGGATCGACACCCTCTACCAGCGGGCCGATGCGGTGCCATTCGGCATCGATATCGGCCAGCAGGAACGGGGTGCCCGAGATCACGTCGTCGGGTTCAGTTCGGCGTTCAACTCGGCGAGCTTCGCGCGGTAGGTCTCGAGCCGGCGCGCACAGGCCAGAATCTGAGCCTTCGCGTTCGCGGCCTGTCCGGCGAGCGCTTGATCGACCTGAGCGTCACCGCTTGTCTTCGCCGTGGCGTCGATCTGCATCTGAGCCTGGAATGTTTGCAGGTCGTCGGCCTGAATCATGTTGTTCAGCATGTTGATTTTTTCGCGAAGATTTTCGGTGCTCACTGAGTTTCTCCTATGCGTTTGCTACTGTGGTGACGGTTCCTGACGAACCACGATACTTAAGGGCGCCAGATTCAACCCAAAGCTGACCCATACCTGCGGGACTTGTCGTTGGGGCAGTACCGTTGCCGATGGCAAAAACGCCGGATGCTGACGTACCGAAAGAAGCTGCGTTGAACCCCATATTCTTGCTCGAATTGATGCGCAGTCTCTCAGCCACGGTGCCTGCTGTGTCCCCCACGAAAATTTGAAATAGGCCCGGGACAACGCCAGCAGATACGGCAGCATCAACCGAAAAAACAACGTTGGCGGCCTGTGTGTAGTTCGTGCCGTCGTACCCGAACGCTAGTACACCCCCGATCGTATCCCCCGACGCCGTAGTAGTCGGCGAAGCAGCCGAACCATTCGACTTCAGGAACGCAAAGTTAGCACTGCCCGTTGCGGTGGTGGCGCTCTTGCGCATCGCGACCACGACACCTGCTGCTTGATCGGTACTAAACAACGCCGTGCGCAGTGTGATACCTGCCGGCAACGTCGGATCACCGACTAGAAGTCTTTGACTCGAGTCAAACTCTCCCGCGTACGTCGAGTTTGTTGAGAACCCGAGAGTATTCGCGGCCGGCAAATACATCCCGTTCGTTGGCACCGTGCTGCCATCCGGGATGAAGCGGTTCGCAGTGAACGGTCCAACGAGCGCAGCCGCCCACGTGGCATCACCGCGCCAGAGAGTCGCGCTCGTCGCGCTCGTGCCGCTATTCAGGTTCGTCACGGGCAGGTTGCCTGTGACGTCCGCGGTCAGTGACACGGCGCCGAAGGTCGGCGCCCCGGCTGCGTTGCCGTGGAGCAAGGTCGTCGTCGTGCCCAGCGAGGCGAGAACGGTCGGCACCACACCCACACCCCCGCCGAGCACGATTGCGTTCGCTGTGAGGGCGCCTGACGAGGCCAGCGTGCCTGCAGCGGTGTAGGCGAGCACGCCGCCGCTCGTGCCGCTGGCGAGGCCCGTACCGCCGTTGGCGACGGGCAGGATGCCGCTGATCGCAGCGGTGAGTGACACTTTGCCCCACGCCGGCGCCACACCCACACCGCCCGACAAGAGCGCGTTGCCCGTCGCCACGTCGGCGAGGTTCGCATAGACGTTCGCCGAGCTGGCGTAGAGCAGGTCGCCCGCTACGGCGCTGTTCGGGTAGGTCGTGGCCGACCATGCGGGCGCCGCGAGCAAGCCGCCAGAGCGCAAGTAGCTGCCTGCAGCCACGTCGGCCAGTCGAGCCAGCGTCGAGACGCTGTTCGCGTAGAGCAGGTCGCCAATGGAGAAGGTCGACGGCAGGATGCTCGCCAAAGGTGTTCCGGGCCTTACATCCCGGCGCCCGAAGGTACGCGCGGCGAGTATTGCCTGTGCTTCCGCTACCTCGGGCGGGCGGTAGGGGTTCGTGTGCGGCACGAGATCACTGGATTCGGTTCACGAACCCGCTGATGTTGATCGCGCTCGCGGTGTCTGAGAACGCCTTCACGAGCAGGCCACCGTTCAGGTTCTGCCCCGTCGCGATCGGGATCGGTGCCGAGTTCGCCGGAATGCTGTAGACGTGCACCATGTGATCGCCCGGGTTGGTGACGCCACCCCACTCGAGCGTGAGCGTCGCTACGGCGCCTGTGACGTTCGACGCCCACAGGTACAGCTCGTCGAATGCGATCGCGCCGGCGACTGCCGTGTGGATCGCCGTGCCTGGCGTTGCCGTGGCCGCGACGGGGATCTCGCGCCCGCTGGTGCTGCCCGAGAGAAGGAGGCGGGTGAAGGTCGTCATGGTTCATGCTCCGAAAATCTGTGTTGCTAGGATACGGTCTGCATTGTCACCCGCCAGCGCCGTATATTCCGCCGCGGTCAAGTGGTAATACTCGCTCGTCGTGCCGCCTTGCAGGCCCCCAAGATTGTTGTGTACTGCGACGACCGAAGGGTTGAACCCCTTGTCGAACGCCTGGTCGATCTCCGTAGTTGTCGCGTCACCCTGCTTGAAGACGAAGCGACCGAGTAGCAACGATACGGAAGCGGCGCTTGGGGGCCGAAACGAAGGCGGTGGCTCAACAGCGGCGAGTGCAGCGGTGTTGTACTGAGCCTGCCCGTACTGGAAGACAACCGTATTCGTCTCGAAGGTCAGGTAGAACCACAGGTTCGAGAACTTGTTAGCCCCCATCGCCACAAGGCCGGTGGTGATGTCGTTGTAGTTGAGGTTGTCCCACTGCGTCAGGCCTAAGCCGAACACCCATGTCGTACCGTTGTAGTACACCGAGAGCATCGTGTCGGTGCCACTCGTATCGATGGCCGCCGCGGGAAAGTCGTTCAAACGTGACCACGTTTTGCCCGCGGTCATTGTGAATTTGCGCGTACCGGTCTCACCGATCGCCAAGCCGCCCACAGTATTGTCACGGTTCGTTCCTGCGAACGAGTCGAACCGCTGGATGATGTTGGTGATCGGATCGCCGACCAAGAACGGGTTGTTGAACACGAACACGTTCCCGCTGACGTTGCCGGCGCTGCCGAGCGCGATCTCGGTGTCGTTGTCCCAATTCTCCGTCGAGCGCAGCACGACCGCCGGGGTGCCTGAGTTGTACGTGAGGCCCACGAAGTGCAGCACCGTATCGGCAGGGATGGCGAGCACCGTCGCCGAGAAGTTGACGAACACCAGCGACGACACGTCGTCGTTGGCGATGCGCAAGATCGCCGTACCCGCGGCCACGCTGACGTTGCCGCTACCTGCGCTGCTGATCGTGCCGCCCGTGATGAGCCCGGGCGAGTTCATCACGTTGTTGAAGTCTTGCTGCGTCCGGTACGTCGCGCCTTGCAGTGCGTTGACCGTCACTTCCTCGTCGGCGATCGGCTGATGACGGAGTCGGGCCGTACGGGGCGCGAATGACTGCGCCGCGAGCACCGCCCCGGCATCGGCTACATCACGCGTTTGCGTGAGCGGCACGTGCGGCTGGAAAGCGCGTACGGCGAGTTGCGCGGCCACGTCCGCTACATCACGCGTTTGCGCGAGAGGTACGTGAGGCATGAAGGCGCGCACCGCGATTTGATTCGTCGTGCCTTCGACCGGCTCGGGCGGCGCTGCCGGAGCGTGCGGCTGGAAGATGCGCATCGCGATCTGCATCTGATCGCCATCAGGTGCGATGCTGGCCACCACATCCTCGAGCGCCGTGAGTGCAGCTTGCAGGGCGATGATCTGCTGCCGCAGCACGTTGAACTGCGTGCTGCCGGTGGTCGACGACTGGTTGACCGTGCTCTCGACGACTCCGAGCGAGCCCTCGATCGCCTCGATCCGCTGGCGGATGTTGCTGATCGCGCTGCTGAGTGAGCGGACGTCGTTGTTGCGGATGTCCGAGATCGATGGCTTGCCGGTGACGCTCATCAGCCCAGCTCCGTCACGTCTTCCGCAGCCTGGAGCACGCGCACGGTATCTGTGCCGATCAACTCCATCTCGAACGTGTTGTACGGCTCGCCGTCAGGCGGCTCGCTCAGCGTGAATTCGGTGTCCTCGGTGATCACGAAGGTGTCGAGCAGCACCCCATCGCCATAGAAGAGTGCGAGCAGGTTGCCGGTGGCGTCAGCCCCGCGGCGTACTTGGGCGATCGTGTTCCATCCAGGATAGTTGAGCAGATACAGCTTCGAGCGCCACCGGTACGTCATCAGCACCTGCGTGTTGCCCTCGAACTCGTAGATCGTGCGGCCATCGACGTAGGCCGGCAGCTCGGGCGGGATTGGCAACTCAGCATCATCCGGCTCGTTGTCGTAGTCGAGCACCAAATACATCTTGTCCTCGACCGGATCGACGTAGGCCGCAGTCGCGTGGAACGCCATCTCGACCACGCCGAAGCCATCCGAGCGCAAGTCGACGGCATAGCACCCGCGCGATGAGCCCGACTCCCAAAACATGAAGTAGATATCGTTGTGCGCGACGCTGAAGATGCTCGTCGGGTCGAGGGCCTGCCACTGCCGGCGCGTGAACACGCCTTGTGTGAGGTTGCGCACCTGACCGATGCCGGCGCACACCATCAACCCATCCGGCCCGCTGAAGACCACCCCCATACCCGTGATGTAGGCGAAACTCAGCTTGCTCGAGGCCGCGTGCGGCACCTCGAACTTGCTCATGCTGTAGGCCGCAGGGTCGTTGCCGCTGGCCACGTAGAGGAAGCTCTGCGTGCCGATCACCACCGTTGTGTCGATGTTGCCGAGCCCAACGATCTTGGTGTCGGTGTTGAGTCGGTACTCGACCGGCCACGCGTGCGGGTGGTTTTGCGCGCTGAAGCAGAGTTGGTTTTTACTGAACCCCACCATCACGCCGTTCGGCAGCGCGAGGATACCCTCGAGGTCGCTCGGTGGGAGCGCCCACAGATCTGATGCCAGCACCTCACCGAGTTCGGTGTCGGTGAGCACGTCCACGTAGTCGGCCTGCGCGAGCGGCACCTCAGCGACGAAACGGAAGGCGGTGCCTGTGCTGCCGGTGGCCGCGCGGTAGATGCGCTTGGTCGTGATGAAGTAGTCGCTGCTCGTTCCACTCGGTGTGCTCGTCGGCGTGGTCACTGTCACGCTCACGCCATCCGGCCGCAGGATCGTGCTGCTCGGCAGGCTCGGTGCGCTCTCTTCGCCCAAGTCGTTCACGAACGTGTAGACGTAGCTCGTCGCGATGTTCGTGATGACCGTGCCGTTTGAGCCCGAGGCCTGCACGAGAATGTTGTCGTACCCGACCGTCTCGAGGTCGTCACCTTTCGCGTTGATCGGCCCGAAGAGGCCGCCCACCGTGAATACGTTCGTCGTCGTCACGGTCGCCAGCTGTGCGCTACCGAGGTACAGCGTTGCGGTCACGGTCTGCGTGCCGTCCGCGTTGCTGATCATCTGCGCGGTGACCGTGTACCACGAGCCGAAGTGCCACGAGCCACCTGGCCCTGAGATACTGGCAAGCGTCGAGCCGTAGCCGTCGTTGAGCGCCGCGCCGCTGCTGATGCGCAGAAGGGGTG